GCCTGATATACCCAGCAGAGCATGAGGGAATGCTATTGCCCATGATCCAGATTTACCAGTTTCATATCCACCCTGTATAATGAGCGGAATAGTCCCGCCCAGCTTTACCCACCATGCATTAGCATTCGAGACGTTGCCCGCTACCACACCGGCTGCCGAGAGATCATCCGTATCGAGAAACCGTTTGAACGGAGCGGCATTGATTGCAATTGAGCCATTCCCACCCCGGTGATAAATATTTCCGTTAGCTTGCTCTATCCAAAGCTGTGCCGATTCACTTCCTTTGTCCGCCGGAAGGTTGAGAAGCTGCCCATATTCCCCCGGCTGGTTTGCTATTTTATTTCTCTGGGTAAAGTAGCTCATAAACACGCCCAGTGCATTAAGTGCAGTGTTTGTTGTTGGCAGTGTTGGGTTTGCCCCCAGCCTGTGCAGGTAGTCCCACAATCCAGCATCCCCGTCCAGAGTGCCTGCTTTGCCAACGGTTACATTGGCTAATGAATCGGTTCCTGTACCGCCATGGGACACTGGAAGGATACCGGTAATGCCCGGGGTGACTGATTTATCAGCTTCGTTGAGGTTTACCCTTTTTTCACTAGCAAGGTCAATCTGCATAGTTTGCCCCAGCATAGCCGGTGTGACAATCTTATTGTCTACTTTTCCGGCGGTTACCTCCGCCTGCGTTGCAAAGTCTATTGTCCTAGGGAGCATGATGTAAGCCGCGGTCCCATCGGAAATAGTAGAGCCCACCGCCCCCCAGGCAGGCTCAGCGTCACCGCTGGTGCCTGCCGTGGTCACTCTTGCAATAGTATTAGCTGGCATGTTTGGGGACAGTACCACCTGTCCCACGATGTAGTTCGTGCCTGGCTGCCAGAGAGCCATGGACACAAGGGAGTACATTACCGCATAGTGATTTTTAAGATATTCCTGGAATTGCTGCTCTGTGGTGCCTTTGCCGGCATCGTTGGGATCGGGATAATCCAACATCCCGTCCAGTGCCTGTAGTTTTTTAACGTCGGTCATTTAACCCTCCAGTAACTCATTTACAAATCCTTGCCAGGTGATGTCCACGGTCCCCCCCACCTGCCTGCCATTACTGTCAAGCAAGGCAATGACGCAGGGCGTCTTGCTCAAGACTTTGACAGTTACAGCGTCATCATCCTGCACGGCGTCGATGTGGACGGCGGTGGTCTCATAAAATGGCGTGGTAATCGGGAGCTCCATCCCCTCAGCTGGCACCGCCAAATCTTCAAAGTGTTCCTGCCGATCCGGCACATCTACATAGGCATGGAGGCCTTTGATAATCGTCTCTTGATAAGAGTTGTTCTTTGACTCAATCTTTATCTGGATGTCATCACCGGCCTGAACCTCCACTTTATCAGACCACTGTTTCCAAAGGTCTGCGGTAGTGTCCCACACATTGGCGTCCTTTTTCTCAGTCGTCCAAAAGCTGGCGTCTGCTTTATTGGCTGGCCAGAAGGAGGAGTTGAGAGCCCGCCGGTAATAGACTACTGCAGGGCCTTCAATATCCGTGGTTAGCCAAAACTGGCCGCTTGCTGGGGCCTTGAATTGGCAGTTGGCAACGTAAGACTGGAAAGAGCTGTCCCACATCTTGGCGTCTTTGGTGCTCCAAAACTTTCGGCCTTTTTCATGCCACATCTTCGTGGAGTTGCCGGCGTGGAGGTAGCCATCGGATAAGACGATGCCGTTGTTTTTAACGTCGGCAAAATTGGCCCCTCCGAAGTCTTTATCAAATAGGACATTTTCTTGCAGTAAATCCCCCATGTCGAGGAGGCAATACGCAAAGTTTTTGGACTCATTGCCGTTAGTGTCTACAGCCTTTATCATGACGGCGTGGGTGCCCTGCCTGATGGTCTGCGTTTCGTAAGGCTGGGTAGTTATCAGCCCTTCCTGGACAGCTATGCCTGTTTCCCAGTTGAGTTCCTTCCCCTGCGTGTACTTGAGGATAAATCCGGCGATGTCATTCGGATCCGGATAGGTATATTTCCACCAATAGCGTCGGATAGATGAGGCCATCTTTTCAACATTCAGGACTTCCACGTCTGGCGGAAGGATCTGCACAGACTTTGGTACAAAAGGATAAGCCTGCACATCTGCAAGGCTCTGCTCCATCCCGCCGAAGATGTTAAATGCCGTAAATTTAAAGTAAACAGTTTTACCAACATAGGCATTTTTCAAGCCGGAACGCAGGAAAGCTTCATCGCACCTTGCAATCTGTGCGCCGGATGCATGGAATGCTGCTTCACTACCAAATTGCCCACGGACCAATCCGGATAGCTTCCAGTTTCCGTTATCCAAGAGCTCAGCCGTCTGGTAAGAGAGAGCCTCGCCGTCGATGTACATGACGGTGTCTCCGTTTTTAGCACTTTCCGCATCTACGGAGGTGAATGCGTCCTGATTGAGTGCCATTTCAAGCACGGTGTCTTCTCTGTTCAGCGGTTTCGTCAGCGTCCCATAGCGTGCGCGATTGTCGATGGTCCCCAGCTTCTTGTAATACTGGTTAGTATCAGACCCCCAGACGGAGCATCCGCCCCAGTTGGGATTCTTTCCCCAGGTGCCTAACCACACCTCGTTGTCCGCATCGGTCATAAGTGCAGGCGGCTGGAAAATCATAGGCGGCTCGCAGGTGCCCGGGTCCGGATTAAAATCAATCAAGGGCCTCTCGTTTTCATGGACGTTGTACTCTGCCCCGCTATAAACGTCCTTTGCTCTCGAAATCGCCGTGAAAGTGATGATGCCATTCGTGCCTTCCGTCGCACTGTCGATCATAGCCGGCTGGTTCTCTATCCCCATGAGCGGATCATTCAGCATGACAAGGTCACCGGGTTCTAGCCGGCAAAAGGCCCAGTCTAGCTTAAACGTGTACTTTACTCGTTCGTACTTGTTTTTACGGCACAGTTCCTCCGCCAGCCTGACGGCGCGGGTCTTGGTGTAGATGTAATGGGCCTTGGTGGTGCTGGCCTGCCTTACACCAAATTCCTTGATGTCGTCATTATCCTGGTAATTGACGATTTCCTTCTCATAGGCATTCGCGCGGTTCAGGAATTCCACAGATATGCGGTTGTAAATTTCGGAAGAATCTTTGCGGCTGTAAGTTATGCAGGCCCCACCGCTCTGAGGGATAAAGTCATCAGGAGTGAGGTTGTAGCGGATAGTTTTATCAGGCTTCCACGCTCCCACTGCTCTGTCCGCCCGGGGAACAATCTTAAATCGGTCGTTGCTCCAGAAGAAATAGGCATTGGTAATGTTCGCAATCTCATTGACGATTTCCCGGGCGCTTTTAGCGTCGGTGCTGTCACTGGGCGTGGAGATTAAAAGGTCCGCCTCTTTGCAGTACTGGCGGTAATTATCAATCCCGTCAATCTTGACGCCGCCCAGGCCCACCTTAGTCAAGACATAAAGGATGTAGTCGGCAGGATTCACGTCCACGCCGTCGCCGGTGTCCAATAGCTTTCCCTTAACCTCAAAGTTAAAGTCCGGCATGGAGCCGGAATCACCTAAGTCAATCACGCCTGCCATATAGGCCAGATTTTCATAAGCGAGTGCTTTGTTAGGATGTTTGCCCTGGACATATGCCCATGGTTTTTGGTCAGCGGTGCCGGAAAAGAGGGTAAGGCCCACGTCACCGTTAGGGTACTGGTAGACATTTTTCCCTTTCCACATAGTCCCAATACCGGTAACAGGCCCCTCGCACAGGGCAAGGATGACGGCCACGGTATAGGTGTAAGTGACGGTTGTAGTCTTAGAGCGGCCACCCTTGCCCGACTTCTGAGAAGATTTATGTTCGTGGGCGGTAAAGTCATCCCAATAGATGACGTTTGGAGAGATTCGAGTAGTACCCAGAATCTCGCAGACGCTCGCTCCGTACTGGGCTGTAGAGACGGTAAAGTCCGAAATCTTATTCTCACGGATCGTCGTGTTGTGGCCCTTAAACAAGCCCATACTTTACCCCTCCCTCCTAAAGCGGTACACGCCGTGCAGCCGACTTTTGCCTGTGGCAGTTAAAAACATCACATCATTGATGTCGGTCATCACTACCCCCTGCTCCACCAGAGCATGGATAATGTGACCATCACCAACATAAATGCCGCCGTGAGATACACAGCGGCCAAACTTGTAAAGCAAAAAGTCCCCGGGCTGGATGTCAGACATGGGGACTCTATCACAATACTTCTCTACGATGTTCAAAAACCATTCTGCAGAGTGGTGCAGGTGCCATTCGTTGGAATAGGGAGCCACATTGATAGCTCCCTTTTCCACGTAACCGCTATTTTCGAGGCAGGCGATGAGGAGCATGCCGCAGTCAACGCCTTTACCCTTTACCTTAGCCTGATTGACGTGAGGCGTCCCAAGCCATGTGTAGGCTTCTTTTACAATCGGATTCATCATAACAGCACTTCCTTTAGCGGCACATAAGGCGCAATAACTGAGGCGGAATCCTCCTCCGTACTGGAGGACACCTTGCCGCCTGAGGTGGAATAGGTGCCCTGAGGATAAAAGCGGCGGCGTGGAAATTCCTGCGAGAGCCCCTGCACCTTACTTTTAACTGTCAGCTCCATAAGGAGGCCGCCGCAGCTCTTGACTTCCGTAATGCCGGAAAACAAGTCAACGGCTCCGATAGTGTTTCCATCAGCGTCGAAAAAGCACCGGGAAAGGGCAAGCGTGGCCCTGTCCAGTGTTCCGTCATGAGCGGCGAGGAAGATAGGCTTGTCGCCTAGCTTGTCCTCGACTGTGGCGTAAATGCTTACGGTCATACTGTCCACGGAGATGACGTTGTTGATTTTGGTCTGTTCCCGCTTCAGCAGGAGGGCGTCATGGAGATAGGTATGGTCGTTATAGGTGACATCATGGTCCGCATCCGTGTAATAGTAGGCTGTTCCATCGTAAAGCGTCAGCGTATAAAGGTCGCAGACCACCATTTCCTTTTTAGTGTTGAGATAATTGGCGAGCGCATCGGTTACGGTTTTCATCTCACCACCTCCAAAGAGAGGGACGCCTGGAAGATGTTGTCAAACCTCTGCTTTACCTGGAGCTTTGTTTCCGCAAATTTTACATACCAGTAATACTCATAGGACGCCGTAACTTTAGCCGTATCAGCAGGGGCATTGGTAAAGACGACGGCGCCGCGGTCGAGCTTATAAGAGGTGTCACCCTGCGCTACCCCGTCCACGTAGACGTGGAGATTGTCGGCGTAGTAAACAGGCTCCTGCTGGCCGTGCATGTTGGCCACCAGCTGGTAAGAGCCGTCGGAGTTCTTAGCAAGGACCACATTCTCGCACTTATAGTTCTCAGCGTCCTTATAGTAAAATGGCGTAAGGCTTCCCTTCACTCTGGCAAAAAAGGCAAAGAGGTCGTCCTTTTCTTCGGACGTCAAACCCGGGAATGTAATAGTAAAGGTCCAGCCGGGCAGGGTCTGATAGGTCATGGCCCGCCGCTTGCCGCTGGCGCTCTCCTGCTCATTAACGTCCCAGCTTTGGTCCGTCTCCGTTTCCCAGGACACCTTGCGAGGGTCCAGAGGAAAGAAAATTTCAGCCAATCACCACACCCCACTTTCCGTTGTAAAATCTCTATTACCATCAAAAAGTAACTGTTTAATGCTATCCATGCCGCCATTCTGCAGAAATTCCATAAAGGAAGCCGCATCCAGGGCGGACACGTTAAGCGTTACACTGCTGCCGGTCGGTACCGCGGGGCCTTTACTGCCGGAAACATTGGCCCGTACCAGTCCGCCGGTGGCAAAGTGCCCTGCCCTGCCGCTGTTCATGGCGTCTAATAGAGGCAGGCCGACGTTTTGCACAGCGTCAGCGGTTAAAACGTACTCGCCATTTGACAGAAAGGCGGGAATGCTATCAGAGGTGCCGGTGCCTGGGCCCGCGATGTAGCCGCCAGTGGCGAAGCCAAAAGTTGCAAATTTCGATGCAGCCATAGCCTGTAAAGCTGCTGTGGCCATGTAAACGGATGTGGTAAAACCTGCCAAGCCCGTAGTAGCGGCTACAGTTGTAGCTGTTTCTGCCGGTTTGGTGCCTGTATTAATAGCGCCCTGAATTATGTTGTAAGTACCTAACAATTTTCCAGCGGTACCAGTACCACCAGAAAAGAGGCTCAAAGTATTGGTAGCGGTATCCATGCCGGTAGTCATACGATTTATGGTGTTCTGGAAAGTAGTAATAGGATCTTCGTCACCATTTCCATTAGAGCCGCCTCCTCCTCCAAAGAGGCCGCCACCGCCGCCTCCCAGAAGGCCACCGGCAAAGGTAAGGCCAGTAAAGAGGCCGCCACCGCCTCCAGAGCCTACGCCTGAAAAGTCGCCTCCCTGCTGGTCTCCCCCAAACAGGCCCGGGAAAAGGCTTGTAAGAATTTGGGAGCTCCACTTGTCCGCCAGCTGTTTGACTACAGTGTCGAGGAGGGAATCAATCATCCCCAAGAAAGCATCGCCAAAGGTCTCCTGGCCTTCCAGAATGCTGGTGAAGAAATCAGAAATACTGCCCTGGAAACTTTGCATGCTGTCCGCCATCATCTGTGCGGTGGTCTTATGGGCGTCTTTCCAAAGGTCGTAAAACTGCTGCATCTGGGCGGTCTGTCCGTCCCAGTCCATCATCTGCTTAAAGTCGTCACTGTTGAGCAGGCTCCCCATGGTCTTGGTGTCGTGGTGGCTTATGGCGTAGTCCATCTGCTTAGCAAAAGACGCCCGGTAGGCCTCGGTCCGCTTCTCTGCGGCGGCCTGTACCTGGGAAGTGTACCAATCTTCAACGGCGGCCATGGCTTCTTTATCGTCTTTATTCTGGGCGACTGCCTTGGTCCGTTCTTCCTTCTCTTTGTTGAGGGCCTCAACGGACGCATTGTACTCAGCATCAGCAAGGCTCTTATAGTCCCCTTTCAGCTCCGCATTAGTCCTCATGGTGTCGGTCTTGAGTTTGTTAAGGGCTTCCTGCTGCTGCTGAGTGACTTTATTCTGCATAGCCGTCTGGTACTCGGCAAGTTTGTCCTGCAGAGACTTGACCGCCTCCGTCGGGAGTCCTGCCGCAGCCAGCTTCTGGATTTCCTGCCCCTTAGCTTTGACGTTTTCCGCCACCTGGGCCATGCCTGCCTCGTAGGCCGTGCCGGTTTTCTCTTCAATTTCCACGGACATAGAGGTAAAGAGCTTAAGTGCCTCATCTTTGGCCTTTTGGAGTTTTCTCTGTGCTTCCTGCAGAGCCCTTCCGTTTTCGTCCACGGTCTGTGTGGAGGTAGCGCCGCCAGTCAGCTTAGCAACAGAGCCATATCCGATAAAACCAAATTCCCGTTTCCATTGGTCAAGATCGTGCTGCTGCAAGCCCCCCTTGGAGTCACGAGAGATGACAGTGTTATTGCCGACATACATGCCGACATGCCCCGGGCCGGAAACGTAGTCACCGGCGGATGGGCTGTAGCCATCATTAGGTCCATACCAGGCGCCTTTTACGCTCTGGAACATTGCATCCAGATTATTTCCGGAAGCGGTCAAATCAGACATGACGCCTGCCGCACCGTACATGGTGGACACAAAAGACGCGCAGGAGTTTTCCATGTCGTTCGTAAGGTCCGGATTGATCCACTGGCTCCCAGGGGCTGCGTTATAAGCGTCAATAGCCTTCTGGGCCGCGATCTCGCCAAGAGGCACTTCTACGGTATAGGTCTTTGGCACCTCCACCTTGGGCGCCTTAGCGGCCGCGGTATTATCATCCACCGACTTGGATAGACCTTCCAACTGCGCCTTAAGGTCATCAAGCTGTTTATTGGCCTCAGGAGACAATTCAGTTTTCTCTATGTCCGGCTTCATGTGAAGCCTATAATTCAGCTCTGCGGCCAGCGCGGAGTCTTGGTCAATCTCGGTGTAGCTAAAGGGATTTTCAAAGTCCGAGGCCTCGGTGTTGACATCACGACGCTTCCATACGCCGTTATCCTGCTGATAAGCCACACCGTCGAGATTAACCACATTTTCATTGAGCTCTTTTTCCGCCTTCTCCTTTTTGTACTGAACGAGGCAGCCCAGTGCGTAGACGATGGCAGATGCAACGCCCAGCCAGCCACCGGCAAGAGCCCATGCGGCGCTTGTCAGCTTTTTCATGGTGGTTAGCCCGGCGGAGCCCATAGTAGTCATTTTGACACCGGTGTTGATGGCCGCGCCTCCCACGCTGCCCACTGCGGCGCCGGACACAACGGCGGCTTTGCTCACGCTGTTAATTGCGCCGGTCTGCACGGCGGCAGAGGTGGTGGCGGCGCTGTTAATTTCGACATAGGTCTTAGTCATCTCAGCCCGGATAACAGCGGCAGCCTTGGCAGTCTCTGCCTGTCTCTGCCGGACATAGTTTGCGTAGAGGCGGGTTTTCTCAGCCTCCGTAACCTCCATGGTCTGCAGAGACTTGAGATAGGCCTTTTCCTCCTGCAGAGCGGCGTTTTCGATGAGCCGGATGCGCTTGTTAATCTGTGCTTCCTGGGCTCTGGTGATAGCGTCGGTGGCCGTAGATGCGGCGCCGGTGCCTGCCGCGCCCATGAGGCCACCCAGGGCCGCAACGGAGGCCCGAAGAGCGGTCACAGTCTTATAGGCCGCAATAAAGCCCACCAATGCCTTGGTGCAGTCTATAACCTCCTCTTTGTTCGTGGCAAGGTACTTAGCGATGGAGGCAAGGCCCGAAGTCAGAGGCGGGATTATCTGCTCAATGAGCGGAGCCAGGGCGGCGCCGGTAGCAGTCCCAAGAGCGGACGCCTGCAGCTTAAGGACATCAATTTCCTTCTTAGTGCGGTCCATCTCTTCGGGGTCGAGCCCTACGCTCTGCACCTTTGCGGCGTTCTGAGCGGCCTCGGTATACTCACGGAGCACGCCGGTGAGGGCAATGCCCCGGGAGCCTAAGGTTTCCATAAGGTACTCTTGGCTGTAGCCTACAGAGGTTGCGGCCTTGTAACCTTCGGACAATGCTTTAAGCTGCTCATTGACAGGTAATAGTTTACCATTAGCATCCTGCAAGGAGACTCCTACGGCGTCAAGCATGGCCTGCGCTTTTTCGGCGGAGGCTCCACCGGCGGACAGTGTCTTGTCAAGCCTCATAATGGCCGCGCTGGCAGTCTGTACATCACCGCCAGCAAGGGACACAGTCTTGGAAAACATGGACGCCTGGGCCGCGGAAATGCCCATAGTTTCAGAGAGATCTTTGACACGGGCGCCGGCCTCCACGGCGCCGGAAATCATCTGGATAAATCCGAAACCGGCACCGGCAGCGGCGGTAAACTTGCCAAAGTTGGAAATCAGCTTTTCCATGGATCCCGCCGTGCCATCCACGGCGCCCTGGAAAGTCTTTAGCGGATTAGCATCAAATGTGCTGTTGATGTCCGACTTTGCTTTATTCAGTTCACTCCTGAGGCCGGAGCTGTCGGCGCCCAGTTTAACAAGCAAATCAGCGATTGTGGCCATGATGATGCTCCTCCGTTATTCCAAATTCACGCTTTAGTTCTTCCCGGTCTTTCAACAACTGCGCCCTCTTCTGTTCCGGGGAAACGTAAAGGGGCTCTAAAATCTTGTCAATGCTCAAAGGTTCCTTACAATAGGGGGATAAGAGCCAGACGATGTAGTAAGCGATGCGCTGGTCCTTCTTCTTAAGCGCCAGCCGACGTCCTTCCAGGTAGGTGTAAAATTCGCCCGGCTGGAGGTCCTCAAATTCAGCAGGCTTGAGGCCTTCGGCGTAGGCGATTTTTTCGGCCTGCCCTACCCAGTCGGCGAAGGACTCTATTTTTTGAGAAACAGGTCCAGAAAGTGCAGCAGCTCTTCCTCTTCCTTCTGGCCCCCCTGTGTAAAAAGGCCCGAAGCGACGATAGCTTTAAGGATGTAGCCATTGAGGTCATCGATAGAGCCTGAATTTTCGCAGTATCGGTCAATAAGATCATAATAATCTGTATCCCGCGGCATGTTCTGCAGTCCTGCCTTGAGCCCGGCAAGAGTAAAGTCAAGATTGAGAGTGCTGTAGGCGGCTGCCGAGTTTCGCAGCATGGAGCCCATAATTAGCATAATAGAGCGCCCATGATTAAGGCGCTCCATTTCTGCCAGGGCCTTCGTGTTAAACATAAGGGAGTACTCTTTCTCCCCCATCTTAAACGTGATGGCCTTCTTCATTTAGTTACCTCCTTTAATGTTCGGGTGTAGCGGCTGCCTGATAAGCGCTCAGTTCGCCGTCGCCAGTGAGGGTAGCGGTAATGGTTGCGGCATCGGTAGCGGCGTTGCCTTCATCAAATTCAGTAACATAACACCAGCCCGTTCTAAACTTGCCGTCCGGGCGTGCAAGTTTAACCTGAATCTTAATGCCCTTGCGGTAAGCGTAGTCCAGGATGTCCTGTCCGTTGTCATCCAGAACCTGGAGGGCGGAGAAGCTGATGGTCCATTTACGAGTGCCTGCGAGCTGGGAAGCCCAGCCGCCGGAAGTCTTGTGAGTTGCGTCGATAGTATCGGCGGAATTTTTAGTATTTGCTTCCTTCTGCGCGCCAACCAAGGTCCACACAGGCGTTGCGGCAGTGCCGGACGGTCCGTTTACATAAAGAAGGACGTCCTTGCCTGCAAAAGCCTGAGTAAGACTAGGGTCAGTCGGCAGAGTTTTAAGCTGTTCTTCAGTAAGTGCCATTTCTTTTTACTCCTTTTGCTCAATCAAAAAATTAAAAACTACTTTACCGTGATAAGCGGTTATGCCGTTTTCGTATGCCTCCCCTTCGATAGAGGAGTCTATGAGGTCAACGGCTAAAACGTTAAAATCAGACATCTCCGGACGGCGAATGGTTAAAAGGTGGACCAGGTCATCCAGGATTTCGTTACATTCCCGCTTGCCTGCCTCGGTGGACCACACGTCCAGTTCCTGCGTGATGAGATGGATAGGCCGACTCTTGTTAATAAGGTCCGGCTTGTCCTCCTGCCGCCCGAGCCAGATGTATGGAAATTCCTCTTGGCCTGTTGGTATAAAATCATGCACCGGCACGGGGTCACCGGAATCGGTTTCGATGGCACCATTGATGAGGGTGTAGAGCCCTTTTTGCAGGGCGTTAAGTGGGAGTCTGTAAATAATCATGACCTTGTCACCGCCTCTTTAACCTTTGCCTCAAACATTGGCCGTTCTGCATCCATAGCCGGTTTCATAAAAGGCCTTGCCTTCCTCGCGGGGATGTTAGCCCTGGTAAAAAAGTAACCAGAGCCCCCAGGATGGAGGGCCTTTTTCTTGACCGGCATAATGACGGGAACCGGTCCGGCGCCGTTTTCCACTAAGTGGGCCGTAGGCTCTTTGGTGTAGACAACGCCGATGGTATTGGTCGGAGTATCTTCAAAGCGCATCCGGATAGACTTTTTTAAAGCCCCGGTGCGCACAGGCACCCTTTGGACAGCGCCTGCAAAGACGCTCTCCGTGCTGTCTTTTACTATCTTGCGGATACTGTCGCTTGTCCTCTTGTCATAAGAGTCAAGCTGCCGCAGGCAGTTAAAGACCGCCTGGGAGATGTCCGCCTTGACGATAAAAGTCGCTTTTTTAACCACGATGCACCACCGCCTTGCAGGTCATTGTCACCTCGCCGTCCACGGAGTAGTCCAGATTTAAAATCTCATAGGTCTGATTTTTGTATGTGACGGTGCAGGACTCATCAAGCCCCGCCAATGTCTTGGTGGTAATACCTTGGGTGACTTCAGAGATGGGGCCACCGCCAGCATTACCCGGCCAAAACTTGGCGGGATGAATCATAGCCCAGACGGTCGCCAGTAAGGCGGGCTTACCTTTGCGATAGCCGCCCTGGCCGTCAGAGACTTTGGCCGTCTTATACACCTGGATGCGCTTGTTGCGCTCCCCTACCCTTGTCGTTTTCATCACTGGCCTCCTGCCTGCTGTTTGGCTCTGAGCTGAGCGACAAGCGCCGTGACCGCCATGCCGTCAATCTCGGAGCCGGAAAACAGCAGGTCCGGGTTGGTCAGCTGCCGGGAGGTCAGAGTGACGAGGAGATTAACAAAGAGAGGGTCGTCATAGTCTGCTTTGCACCCGGCGTTGGTTAAGTAAGTTTCCGCGCCTTTTGCATAAAGCATGGCGTTCGCAATTTCCTCTTCGCTGTCGAGGTGTAAGAGTCTCGACAGCTCATCTTGGCTAATCATCCAGTCATCCCTCCTTTAGACTTATGTACCGGTGCCGGAAGCGACTGTGGTGCCTTTTTTGACTCTTAAAAAGCCCTTAAAAGCTACAACGTTGCCGCCTGCATAGATGCGGGATTTGTAGGAGATCATGTCCTGCTTAAACTTGAAATCGGTGGATTTCTGCACGTCAAGCGGGGAAAATGCCACCAGTTTGTAGCTTTTAACGTCGCCATAAGCCATGCAGTAAGCACCTGCAGAAGTCTTGCTGTTAGAAACAGCGGAGCAAGCGGAGTTAATGAAGAACGGTACGGAGTTGATAGTACCGAAGCCGCCACGGTTTACGATGTTGTAGAAAGGCTTGCCGTCGGCAGAGCGGACAGAAGCGAAAGCTTTGAGGTCTTCTTTGGAAAGAATCAGGGCCGCCTGAGATTCCACAGATTCATCGCCTCCGTAGGAGAACACAATGTCATCCAGGGTGGTGTTGCCAATAGCGGAAACAGTAATGTCAGATTCGGCAGGGATAGCGTCGCACTTGGCAGAAAAGATACCGGTCAGATGGCCCGCGGTGCCGTCGCCCAGCAGGATTTCTTTTGCCAGTTTCTTTCTGGTGGATTTGGTCACACTGCCTTCGACAAAGGCGGCATAGTCAGCGGCCGGCAGTTTTTCCACTTCGTCCGTGATTTCGGAGTAACCGGTAATCTTAGATTTGGTGATTTCTGCATAGCCAAAAGCAGCATCGGTGTCAGCCAGTTCCGCGCCTTCTGCGGTGTAATTGCCTTCTGGGGAATCTTTAGCGTAGGGCTGTTTAAAAGATTCGCCGCCCTGCAGTTCCATATAGTCGACAGCATCGAGCAGGGAGGAAACCTGCTGGAAGGTGTCGTTAATGGTGGCGGAATCACGATGAGGCAGGATGATGCTACCGGTGGCAACAGTAAGGGAGCGGCCTTCTTTGAGGTCCCTGCCGCGCTGTTCCATCTGTTCCGCGGTGCGGCTCTGGCGGCCTTCTGCGGTTACAGTAAAGCCGGCGCCTGGTTTAAAGGACCTGTTTTCCGGCGCCTGATTCTGTGCTTCGTGTTCGGCGTGTTCATTGACTGCCTGGGTGCGGGTATCCGGTTCTGCAGTCTGTGTGGGAGCCGGTGCCTGGGCATTTTCAGCGACGCGCTGTGCTTCTGCGGCGCGGGCTTCCTCCACGAGGCCCTTCATAAATTCAATGCCAGCGGACAGGTCCTTAATCTGGCCCTGCAGGCTTCTGAGTTCGTTCACGTCCTGGCTCGCTTCGGATTTCTTCACCAGAGCGGCACGGGCATTTTTCTTTGCTTCGATTTCTTCGAGCAGTTTCTTGCTGTTCATGTTTTTAACCTCCTAAAATACGATTCTGGATTTTAAGCATTTCGATTTCGTTAGCAGTCTCCACTGCCTTTCGCTCTTCCTCCCGCTTGCTCTCCAGCAGCTGGCGGGCATTATCCAATGCCTCTTTATCGGACCGAGCCGAAATATCGGTATCCTCATAGGCCGGGAAGGTCACAGCAGACACTTCATAGACCTTAGAGATTTTATTGATAGTACGTTTTGGATGGTCCTCATCAGACCAATCCCAGGTATCTTCGGCGACTACAAAACAGAAGGACATGCCGTCCACATCGCCCCGGGAGATGGCGGAGTAAAGGGCCGCCGCCTCCGGATTGTTTCTGGTGTCCAGTTTGGCATCAATTAAAAGGCCCTGGTCATCAATGGACAAGGTCATGGTACTGGAGCCGTTATTGCGACGGCTTCTTGCCAGCGGCACCTTATCAAAGTCATGGTTGGTGAGGAGCGGCACATCAGTTAAATCACAGCCGTCAAAGGCGCCGCGTTCAATGGTTTCATCAAACCAGTCTCCAATAGAGGTGGTCTGCCCAAACACGGCGGCATGACCTTTGACTTCGCGGATGCCGTCATCCTCCACGCCGTCAGTCCTGTTTTCTAGGGCCATAATGTCGGGGATGTTAAAGCGGCGCTCGACTTTACTGCGCATGCTCCGCAGGTTCTTCTTATTCTTCTTTCCCATCAGTTTCTCCTTTTTTCTGCTTACCTAGATCGCCGGATTTTGCCATGCTGGCCTGATAACTGTTGGCCAACGTGGAATCCACATAGTTGAGGGACCTGAAACGACGATTCCCATCAGGCACCGGCTCCATGCCAAACATTTCACGGGCCTCATTGACGGAGACCATCTCAATCCGTGTGCCGATGTCGATAAAATTGATTTTCTGTTCGTTCGTGAGAAAGGCCGCCCGGTTGCAATAGGTCTTGAGCCAGTGACCAAGGTCAAGTTCTCTCTGACTAAAAAGGCAGGCGCTCAGAGCCTGCTCAAATTCAACTTGAAAATCTTCTACGCACGTCTGGAAAAAGGCGTCATACTGTTCAGGCGTATAAGCGCCGGAAAGCACCGCCGTGGAAATGCCGTAGCGCTCCTGGATGACGCCTTTCAAAAATTTGAAAATAGCATCATCGATGTGGGCCTGCTGCATGTTGACCGGTGTAAATTCGCCTGGAAGGTCCGTGGCCACGATCCCCAGTTGGGAGGATTTGATATGGTTCTCAAAGTCATCCCGCATCTGTTGCAGAGTGCCTCTATCCACGATGGTCTTGGCATGGTAGATGCCGGTTATCTTAAGGCTTGCCTCCAGGCTCTTTGGAACAGTATCGAGCATGGAGCCCAGGGCGCCCACGCTCTTCTGGAGGTCCCTCACGTCAGGCCAGCCAAAGTCACTCCCGCCGCCAATGATGAGGTTCTTGCCTCGCCTCCACTTGAGGTGCACAAGGTCTTGATATGGGAGAATGTCATAGCCGCCAGAGCGCCAGCGGAATTTAATCTCCCAAATATCTCCTGCATCATCGGTACCTATTTCAATCTCCGTAGGATTGAGCGGCCACAGAGCTTTAAAATACTTCGTGTTGTTTCCGTGGCTGTCAGTTATCCAGTCAAATTCCGGATAGATAAAGCAGTTACAGTCCTTCATCCGGAGCCACGCGCAGGCTCGAAGGAAGTCGCTTGTAGTCTGCAGAGGATTTGGCTTGGCCCGAAAGAGTCGTGTCAGCTCATCGTTTTGCCGCTTGACGGTGTCGTCGCCAAGGACCACGGACATGACGGACATCTTGCCAATCTCTCTCGCCACCCGGTCAATGCAGTTGTTGACGTAGTCGCTGGCGTAGATGTCCTGGCCTCCATAAGAAGTGACAGCGGTGCTGTCATCCAGGAGGCTCACAAGCATGCTCTGCTTGGTGGCGCCGCCGAATATTTTTTTCAAGTAATTAAACAGCACTTTGTCCTCCTTGGATTTCCAAATAATCTGTCTTGTACCGCAGGTATGCGGCGACTGCTATGATGTACCCCAGCGTGCCGTCGATGCGGTTTTTACTCTGTCCAAACTTTTTAACAGGCATCATCTGACCGATGTTGTTGAGCCGGATGGCCGTGTTGGTAAGACACCACTGGTCCACTGGGTTGTTATTGTAGTTAATCATGTGCTCTTTAAGATAGCTCTCGAGCACTGACATAGGTCCTGACAGGCTGTTAAAGTCCATCCCTATTCTCTCCAGTACGTCGGCGCCAAATAACTCGGCGATGCCTTTTTTAAAATCTTGGGAGTGCCAGTTATCATAGCCGATTTTAAAGGGCACAAGATGGTAATTAACGTAGAGATTTTTAAACCAGTCCACCACCATAGAGTCATCCACTTCGGTGCCCGGGCAGATGGTGACTAGGCCCTGCTTTGCCCATTCGTTATAGTCTTTCTTTTCAGGGTTCAGACCGTTGTCCTCCAGGATGGCATTGGCCTTGATTTCCGGAATAAAGTACATGGCCAGGCTTTTGAGGAGCCTGGTTTCCGGATCCACGAAAAGCGCCCTTGCGCAGCAAAGGTCTGTGGTCTCGGCAAGGTCCACGCCTCCCAGGTAATACTGGCCTTTAAGGTCTGCAAGGTCAAAGGTCTCAGGGTTATTAATGGCGGACATGTCAAGCCACGCAGCGGCGCTGTTCTGCTTGATGTTAAAATCCTTCGCAAGGACAAAGGATTTTGTAGCGGCGTTGTTCCTCGCTTCATTAACCATCTGACGAAGGAAGGTCCATTTCTTGATGACGCCCAGGCCCGGATTCGATTTGCTCCAGGATTGCTCGTCCTGCCACACCTCCTCCTCGCTGTCCTGCTGATAAAGGAAAATCAGCCAGCGGGAGCGGTGGGAATCATCCATCAGCACCTGCTGCGCTTCTTCCATCTCTTCGTCAAGGTAACCGTTATCGGTGAATCCTTCGGTGGTGATTTCAAGGTACAAAGGTTCATCCTGAGTGGAAAGCGCCTGCCTGATTGGCATTACCAGAGTGTTGTCCTTCATTTCGTGGACCTCATCCACGCAGCCTACCTTGATGTTCTTACCTTCCTTTGCGCTAGTGCGGGCGGAAAGTTTCTTGATGCTTCCCTTGTTCTGAAAGGAAAATTTGCCCTTTGCGTGTTTTCTTGCCTTGTTCCCCCAGAAGAGGCCTTTAAGGTTTCGATGGGTGCACCGGGCAATCTTGGGGCTCGCCTCCCTCATGGCGTCGGTGGCATCAAAGAGGATACTGGCCTGGTCATAGTCGTTGGAGCCAAAGAGGATATTGGTACCCATCTCGCCGCACACCCACTCGGCAAGAGAAATGGCAGAAATAAGCGGTGACTTGCCGTTCTTTCTGCCGATGCAGAGCAGGAGGCGTTGAAAGAGCCTGACAGGCTTCTTCAATTCCTCATCGTAGATTTTGAAAGAATACAGCGCTTCAATAATCGCTTTCTGCCAGATAGTCAGGATAAAAGGCTTTCCGGCAAAAGGCGCCTGGGCGTGCTTGCATTCCCGTTGGATAAAGTTGATGCGCTTGTTGGAGTCTGTGAAGTCCTTTATAACTTCATCGTCCTGCAGGAGCTCCACTAGTTTCTGCATCTGCAGCTTAATCAGAGCGCCGACGATGTACTTCCCTGACTGGATGCCCGCCCAGTAACGAGTTATCCAGCAATCATCCTTACTCGTAATCGTCGAGTCCGGAATCATCGTCGTCATCCTTTTTACCAAGGACCTTCGCCAGCTTGAAACAGATGTTTGCATAATTGGCCCTTACCTTGGGAAGGACCTTGCTCACCGGGGTTTCCTTCTGCAGTGCCGGGTTCTGCGGGTTCATCTTGACAAGGCCGCTTTTTTTAACCTCTAGGTGTAATGTGTTTAATTCCACTCGAAGGCGGGCGGCTTCCCAAAACATTCCATCCAGCAGGGCTAGCATATTGGCGTCGCAGTCGGCAAAGAGATTCTTGAGCCGGTTGTACTCAGCTTCTTCTGGGTCGATTGTCGGCGCAATCGACGTGCAGTCTTTATCAGTCTTTTTCATCGTCGGCCCTCCTTTCGGGGTCTGGTTAATTTTTAAGGGAAAAAAGTCGAATTTTCGGTTTTAATCGAAAACATCTGTCCCGCCCGGTCTTGAATCCGGCAAAAAATTTTTTTGATGGCGGGGGGTGGTTTAATTTATTTTTGATAAGTTTCAAACCATTTTGTAATATATTTTTTCCATTCGTCGGCAAAGATGCCTCGAGCTCCTGCCGCCGACAAACATTCGTCCTTGCTTGCCTCGGTCATGATGGCAGTACCCCCTGTCTGTTTAAGGATAGCTTCCCGCATCCCCCGCAGAGGAAAGCCGCCCACAATGTAGGCGTCATGCCAGCCGCCGTATCTTGTCTTGACTTGGTTGATGAGGTCATGGTAGATGGCAAGGACGTTGCTTCGAAGACAGTCCGGCTTGTCATAAAGGTCGAGCCCTGAGACCGCACGATACAGCAGGTCCATGTCGATTATCAAATCGCCGCGAGTACTCATCTGGTTTACAAGCGTCGACTTACCGGAACATGGCGGCCCATAAATAAGAAACACTTGCCGCGCATGCTTGTGGCCGAAGCGCTCATGCTCAGCGTTGTGACAGTCAAAGCAGATGAGCTCCACGTTATCCGGATTAAGTGCTACCTCAGGATTATGCACATTGTCCTTAGTCAAAGGGATTATGTGGTGGCCGATGAGCTCCGCAGTCTTGAACGTCATATCCTTACCGCATCGCTCGCACTTGGGCCCTCGCTTGATAATCAGCTGCCACCTCAGGTCCTTCCACTCTTTCGAGTTGTAGAACCGGGACGCCCAAGCCTCAGCCATTAGTAGTCACCCCATTCAACCGGCTTCCTGTGTTTCAGCCAGAAGATGGCCGCCGTTGCGTTGGACGGTATCCATTTATGCACCACCTTGGTCTCCACAGACTTTATAAGCTCCCCATCCTCGTCAAGCAGGGGCTCTCCTTTAGACGTCTTTGCCTCCCTGGTAAAGGTAGTCACTTCATCCACGTAGTAGCCTCTTGCGGATTTATACACAGCGTTTTCAACTCGCCTGTCCGCGACTTCCTTCCCCATCCGCAGGGCTTCCGCAATTTCAGGATGCTCCTTCCTCCACGTGTAGAAAGTCTGCTGGCAGACTCCCAGGTGGTCCTTGTCTCTAATCTGGGCGTCGGACAGGCCGTCCATGGCCCATCCTTTAATTTTGTCCAGACCTTCGGGCGTCACCCATTTTGTCCACTTGGCTTCCATGTCCTCCGCCTCCTTTCGGGCAAAACAAAAGCGCCGCCTCCTTTCGGGACCGCGCTCATGCATAATTCTTTACTATATTATATCACACATTGCAAGGTGCAAATCATGTCAAATCGTGTAACTTTCTGTCAAGTGATGTAAACTCTTCCAGAAAAGGTTCAGTTTCTTCCATGACTTCCAGATAGTCCAGGGCTTTCCGGCGGCGGTCATCCAGCCTCTGTCTGGTTACACCATAGGCTTCTGTCAACTTGCTCCAGTCCCATCCCTCGTAGTAACGAGCCTCAAGCAGTAAACGGTCATGGTCTTCTGGCAGATAAGCCAGGATGTTTTTAATAGCCTGCAGACTTTCCGCCAGTCTCTCCGAGTGTTCCCGAAGTTTGGCGTCAATGTCTTTAAGTCCATCCTCCAGCGTGATAATGACATCGGACAGGTCTCGGCTCTCTCCGCCGCAAATCTTGACCTTGTCATAACTCACGCCTTTAAGGCCGGTGCAAAGGTCAATCCGGCATTTACGCATAACGCCCAGAATCTTAAGGGATTCCCGTTCATAGTTGACTACGGCCCTGAGATAATCCAGGCGCCTCTCCACCGGAGGCAGCTTCCTATTTTCTTCTAACATGTTTGGCCTCCTCTTCAGTGATGCTGGTGTAGCAGACTCCCGTCTTCCTATCGGCAATAACCAAGTCATTCATCAACTGGTATCCCGCCTTCTTTATCAGGATGCGAACGGTGGCGATAACTCTAAAGGCTGTCATGGCGCGGTTCTTTCTTGCCGCCTCCTTCTGCTCTTTCTGATATTTGGCAAGCACCTGTTCATATGTCGGGTCGCTGTGGTAATGCACATTGCGATGCAGTCCTTCTTTCGGCATCAGTCCCTCCTATTCCACGCCTTCACGGCGTCAGTTACGTCAAGATACTTCCGGCCTTCTGAAGCAATGCACCTCGGGTCCTTGCAGGCCACGGAGTAGAGTGCTTCGCCACGTCCGCGGTAGATGAGGATTCCCGCCTCGCTCCCACAAAACGGACAACGTTCAAGTTTTGCTTTCTTTACTGTCTCATCGACTTCCTTCTGCTTGTAATAGGCAATCGCTTCTTCGGCATAAGATGGCGTCATGGTCTCACCTCTTCCTCGGGTCAATAGGCACGCCATGAAGGACGTCCACGGACCACTTCATGTACTGCAGAGCTTTTTCCATGTCATTGAGTTCTGTTCCTTTAAAGCGGGAACGCAATATATACTTCAGGGCGTTGCCCTTGCAGAAGCCGTAGAGCTCCTGGGCGCTAAAGTACATCTGCATAACTTCGATTGGCTCCTTCTCCGCAGTCTGGTAGTGCTTCTGGTCAACGGCGGCGCCGGTGTCCTGCTTCTTAAAAACCATAGGGCTCTTAGGAATTTCACTTTCTTGGATTTCATGTGAATCAGCTGGATTCACATCAAAGTCCTCCCAGGTTAAAGGCCTTTCACCCTGAACGCTCTTTTTATGCTTCAAAAGATTTCTAGCATATTCCTTTGCTCTGGCCCGAAGGTCTTTAACATCGCAGAACATATCATTATCCACAATCCATTCAATTTGTTTAAAGGTGCTTTCCTCTACATCAATAGGAAGCCCATCGGGCAAGGCAGACATGGCCTGCCCTAAATAATCTGCTTTACTCATTGCTGATTTTTCAGGGATCATAATCATTTCCTCCATTCCCAAGTGCTGTCAATCAAGCAGGAAATCCAGCCACGGTCAAGCAATGCGGCCAGCACTTTCATCTGGCTCATCGTCAGCTTCATGGCGTTTTCCTTGTCATAAGATACAAAGCCGTTGTACCAGACAAGAATAAAATTTGTAAAACCTTTCTTCCTCAGCCATTCGGCGCAGTCCATATGGCAGGGGCTAGCCAGGAAGATGAGGCCGTTATCGGTCACCACGATTTCGCAGTAGTTGATAAAGTGCTCCTTGTTGGCCTTTACCATCTTTAAAAATTCGTCCAGAGTAAAAGCTATATGCCGGTATCTTTCGTAAGGATTCATATCAGTACCATCCTTCGATTTCTACACCGGCCTCGTCCTTGAGGCACTTAGCCAATTCCTGCAGGGTGATGTAGCCTTCCTCATAGCACTTGTACTGTTCCAGGCAGAGGTCAACGAATCTACCCACTCTTCCTTCTTTTTTCATCAGAAGGCCATATTTGTCGTGAATGACCATGGACGGAAGGGCAAGCATGAGGTTGAATGCCAGCTTGCATCCTTTTTCCGTGGCCTCTTCTTTCATACGGTCAATGTCAGACTGCTTGATTGAGACCATGGGGTCCTTTTTCTTGATGCCTAAACGGCGTCTTTCCTGTCGGTTCATTTTAGTCCTCCTTTCCAGGAATCTCATCCACCGACAAATAACTGAGCGACCGCCGCAAAGATTTAAATTCTTCAAATTCTTTCTGGCTGAGTTCAGCGGTCACCGGAAAACGCTCGAAGTAAAGGGAAAGCTTGTACTGCGGCGCTTTATCAAAGCGGTTGATGTAATAAAGGGCTCTCTGCGTGCACTCGGAAATCTCGCGGTACTTAGCCCTTAAATAGTCGTTTTCGGCGTTAATGTCGTGCGCTCGATTGATACTGCATAAGCTGATGGTGACCGCACCGGCCACGAAGCCCATAAAAATAAGGATGATAGCGGTGATGTAACTCATTTTTGAACCTCCTTTACAAGCATCTTGACGGCGTCCATCATGGCATCCTGGCCCATGCGTTTTGCCTTAAGGGCTGCCATGACGTGGGTGTCCAGTGTTCCCTCCGCCACAAGATGATGGATAATAACAGGCTCTTTCTGTCCCTGCCTCTGCAGGCGGGCGTTGGCCTGCTGATACTGCTCCAGGCTCCACGTCAGACCGAACCACACGATGATGTGACCGCCTGCCTGTAGGTTGAGGCCATAACCGGCGCTTGCAGGATGGGCCAGAAGCATGGAAATCTTTCCTTCGTTCCAGGCACGCGCATCGTCTGCGCTTTTAAGCTGCAGGGCCTTTGGAAACTTCTTGAGGATCCTTGCAAGGTCGCTCCGGTAGGAATAGAAAACCAATATCGGATTACCCTCGTTGGTGCTCACGATGTCAGCCAGCGCATCCAGTTTGGCGCTGTGAACCTCAATCATCTGACCGTCGTTGTCATAGATGGCACCGTTAGCCAGCTGGAGAAGCTTGTTACTGACAGCGGCGGCGGATAAGGCGGTAATCTCCTCGCCCTGCATTTCTATGATGTACTCTTTGGCCATGGCGCGGTAGGCGTCCATACTGGCATTGTCCAGCTTGACGGGGATGGTCACCGGCGGCAGGACGTCGGGCATGTTTTTGTAGTCCTCGCTCTTGAGAGAAATGCAGATGTCGGAAATCTTGTCATAGATTTCTTTTTCCACCGCCGGATTTCTTACTTTCCAGCTGTAAACGATATCCTGGTTCCTTTTATCCGGCAGGAAATAGTTTGACCGGAAAGACGTGAGACTCTTGCCCAGTCTCTTGCCGCCATCCAGAAGGTAAAGCTGCGCCCAAAGGTCCATGAGGCCGTTAGGCCTCGGGGTTCCGGTCAGAAGGACTATCTTCTTGAAGCATCCCCTTACTCGCCTGATGGCCCGCCACCTCTTTGTCTTGGAGTCCTTGAATGACGTGCTTTCGTCAAGAATCAGCATGTCGAAGGGCGGCTTGTAATGTGTCTGCTCCATAAGCCAAACCACGTTTTCGCGGTTGATAACGTAGATGTCTGCCTTTTTGTAAAGCGCCCTCAGACGCTCCGTCTTGCTCCCCAGGATGGTGGAAAATCGGAGGCAGTGAAACGGGTCCCACTTTTGTGCCTCATCCTGCCAGGTAGCCTCCGCCACGGTCTTTGGCGCCACAATCAGGACGCTCCCGATTTCGAAGCGGTTGTACATCTCTTCCAGGATGGCGGCCAAGGAAATGGAAGTTTTCCCAAGGCCTCAGCCCATGCCCAGAAATACACCGGTGCATGGATTTTCGACGATATGTCTAACAACTGCTTTTTGGTACGAATGTAAATTGAGCATCATAAGGCATCACCTCTTTTCCTACAAAGCCTACGGACAAGTGCCTTTGCCGTGTCCTTGTTGTCTACGACAGCTACCCGGTGCCCCTGATAATAAAGGTAAAGCAGGATAAAGCGTTGCACCGGCCTTGGCTTTCCTCCGGGTCTTTTGAGTTCCACGAAGCAGGTCACACCTCCAGGGAGAATGATAATCCTGTCCGGCACGCCTGCTGATGCGGGAGAAACAAACTTGAAGGCCTTGCCGTGGTTCTTTCTGACTTCTTTCACCAGATACTTTTCAATGTCTCGTTCAGTTTGCATAAAATCTCACCTTTTGCCCTCCTGCGAGTGCTTACCTCGTTGACAGAGTGTAAACAGGTAAACAGATTTTTCGAGGTTTATATAGATATAGTGATTTAGGGGCCTATTTTTTCCTTAGGCCCCTAATTCCTCTATTTCATATATCTCATATATAAATCTGTTTACACTGTTTACATATACAGAATATATAGATAGATACGGGGAAAAAGCTGTAAACAGAAGGTGTAAACGAAATTTTAAGTTCGTTTACAGAAAAATATTCTTTAAGTACTCTCTGTTTACAAGAGCCTTATTTCTGACTACTCTGTTTACACTTTTTAGGAGAAATCAGGGTGCTATAAAAATTAGATTCACTGTATAAATATACATCTACTGGCACGCCGTCAAATTCCATTTCTGCGTCTAAGGGAAAAACGGCAATGTACCTCTTCCACGCTGCTCCCACGTCGGGACGGTGTGCCTGATACCATTCCTGCAGCCTTAAAATCATCACTAAAATTTCGTCCCAGGTCCTCAGGTTAAGAATCCGGGCGGAAAATGTCCTCACTCCTTCTGTCTGCCGGATGTTAATGTAGGCATTTTGGATGCCGCTTCCATTGGCGTAGTTCATGATGCAGAACCGGAGGCCCCGTGGCCCGAAGACCACTATGCTTCCATTATCCTGTGTGTAATCCCAGTCCTCCTTCTGCAGGGCCTTCAAAAAGGCCCCTTTTCCTTTCAATTTCATGATAATCACTTCCTTAAAAAGCTTCTTTGGATCCCATAGGGCCCAAACCTGTGCGTCGGCCCCAGTTTCCATTCCAGGATATTAAGCAAAATGGCGCTGAGCTCCCGGCTGTCCTTATTAGTAAATCTAGATTTATCCTGGCCAAAGGCCTCGCACCAGATTTCCAAGGTGCAAACGTACTCCCTTTCTTTCTCGCCGGGGTCCTCGGGCCTTGCTTCGTACTTTGCCAAATATTCCTGCCTATTGAATAGGTCCATCTTGTCCCATCCCGTAGGCAGCCGCTTGCTGAGGTAGTCTTCAATCATTCCGGCCTTTTCGCTTCCCTCTGTAAGGTCCGCCTGAATCTTTCGGGCTTCTTTCTCGGCTTCCGGAGACAGAAGCAGGCTGTGGAAATCCATGTTACGGTCAAACTGGTGCAGAAGTTCCTGCTTCTTCGTCTCATCAAAGGTGGCGGGGTTGATATTCCTTTCTCCGCAGTACACAAATAAGGCCTCGAAGGACTCCATCGCCCATGTGGCTCTAACCTCCGCCCAGATGAGGTCCCTCTTTGCTTTGAGCTCCTCCATCTTTTCTACGGTGGTCATTACCACGTTGTCGGGCGCATATTCTTCGCCCTTTCCTACGCCGCACATGACCGGCCAGAATCGGCGGCCTCCGGTGCGGTCCTTAAGAAAGATGGCGTCATTTGTAGTGCCCGCAAAGACGCACTGTCTGGGGTACTCCTGCGTCCGCCTGCCGTAGGCCATGCGGAATTTATCCGAAGGCCGACTGAGGAAAGCTTTGATTTGGTCATTGTCTGCCTTGTTTGAGGCCTGCATTTCGGAGAGCTCTACAATGCTTGTTCCCTGGATCTGCTCCATGGGGTCCTTACCGGAAAAGCTGGCGATGCTGTCGTTGAACCAGTCGCCGCCCAGAATCTTTAGAAACGAGCTCTTGCCTATCCCCTGAGGGCCGCTGAGGACAAGGCACTGGTCAAATTTGCAGCCCGGCGAGTAGACGCGAGCCACCGCGGCCTTAAAGAAAACTCTTGTAACCTCCCGAACAAAGGGAGTGTCCTTTGCTCCCAGATAGTCCACTAGAAGTGTAGGCACTCGCTCCACGCCGTCCCATGTGAGGCTCTCGAGGTAGTCCCTTACGGGGTGGAAACGGTTGTCCATCATCACCTCCGTCAACACGTCATCCACCAGCGCCCGCTTGTCTATCTTGTAGTGCTTGCTGAGGTAGTTACGAAGGCACGCGTCGTCGGTGTCTGACCAGATGGGCGAGCCGTCCACCTTGCGCCAGGGGACGTCCCCCTTAAGCAGGTAGCGGTGGGAAAAGAGGTCGAGCCCGAAGCGGTCCTTAAGCAGCGGGTCGTTGGTAAGAATCAGCTTGAGGTTGTCCACGCTCTGGGCGATGTGAAGATTGTTCCCCTTTCCTTCCATTTTGAGGTTATCGGTCCATGAGGTGTCCAGGTCCTTTTCATCCACGCCGGAGTCTTTAAACATCCCCCGGATTTCCGCCGTTTTTTCGCTGTTGTACTCCTTCATGGTGGCTTTGTCTTTTTTCGCAAAGTCCATCATGGCGAGGTAAGACGGCAGGCGGTTGAACGGGGTGTCCGGTTTGACGTTGAGGTCGAGGCCCCTAAACTTGTGGATTCTGAGGAAGTCAAAGGCGTTATGCTCTTCTCCTCCTGCGGGGTCCGTGGAGTGGTGGGACATTGCGAAACGTCCCTCCTCGTAGATGACAAGGCCCCCAGAGGTGGAGCCTTTGGCGTAGGTCCAGCGGTTCTCATCATTCGTGGGGATGTATACATCCGGAAGGAAAGTAGTAATCACATCCTGGATAGTGTAGGCCCTGCAGAACGCTCCTATTAACCCGGGCTTTTCCCGCGGGTCCTCCGCTTTGGATGCCGTCCTTTTAATGGCGGCTTCCTTTGGATGGAGCGGCCAGGAGGCTATGTCGTGCCAGTCATCGTACTCACCCAGAATCTTGTCGGCGTCCATGATGGGCCCGTCGTTGTACTTAAAGACGTACACGCCGTCCGACGGCGTGGAAGGAAAGTGCATGAGGCGCTCAGGCTCGAAGGTTGTCGGGTCCATGGCGTCCATGCCGATTCTTTCTGCTGCCCTCCGGGCGATGGCCTGGTACTCATCCGGCGTTACCGGACGGCTGAGTGGCATGATGATGCGGAGGCGTGGTCTTTCCGGCGTATGGCTGTGGGTTGAGTAAAAGCACCATGCGCCGTTACCGAGTTTAGCAGGCAGGGCATCGGGAAAGTCCTTCGTGCCGCTGTCGGCGTCGAGCGTTAAGAGCTGCCGGTACATCACATTGGTCTTGAGGCGCCGGCCGTCTTTGAGCCTTCCGCCTACGAATCCGCCCACATCCTTTTTTGCGTCCTTTTGGGGCTTTGAAAAGTGGTGGTACTCCGCCACGGTCTCCCCGGTCCTTGCGGTCCTGGAGAGCCGCTCCACCATCTGGCTCCATGTGACTTCTCTCTGCCTCCACACCTTAGCAAAGCGGTGCGGCGCTGTGGAGATAGCCACCTTGATATCGTTTTTGAGCTTAATTGACATTTGCAGCTGTCACCTCCTCCATGTCCAATGTAGTGACGGCAAGCCTTTTGCGGCGTGCCCAGTTTTTGATGATTGTGAGCATCTCGGGGTCTTCTCCCACAATCCTGTTGCATGGGAGCCTTGCCTGCACGATGGCCTTTTGCCTTGGATTGACTTCGATGCATACCTTTGCCTGCCCTTTGACGAAGTAGGCAAGCACCACCGCCTTGCAGTCCTTAACCTGGTCCTTATGGGTTCCCGCGCAGTTATGGAAGAGCGAGCCCCACGGGAAGCCCCGGGAGCCAAAGAAACTGAAAAAACTGAATCCGCATCGGGTGTGCAGCGTCAGGACGGGCTCCCGTCCCCTGCCGTCAGGGTCCGGGAGGTGCGCGCCACTGGTGTCTGCGGGAAAGCGGATTACATCATAGAGCTCCTTAGCGTGCAAAGTTGCTAAAGTTTTCATGATGCCACCTCACTTTCTTAGAAAAGGTCGCCCAGGCTGTTATCATTGGCAGGCTCTTCGGCCTTAATTTCCTGCGGTTTCGGTTCTTCTTTCGGAGGTTCTTTTACATCTTCCGCCTTTGGTGTTTCTGCCGGTTTTTCAAGCGGCGCATCAAAGAGCGTGGGCGCCGGTTTTTCCTTCGGCTTCTCCTCTGTCTTTGGCTCAGCCTTCTTCCTGGGAGCTCTCTTGCACTTCGGGGCTTCCTTCGGATTTTCTTCTGGAGCATCTTCCGGCATATCCTCTGCCGTTTCTTCTGCTGGCTCGCCGTTCTGAGCGGCCTGCCATTCGAGAGCTGCCATGATGATGCGGGAGGCGTCGGCGCAGTCCTGACAGTACTTGATGGCCTTAATGACCGCCACCTGCTTTTCTTCGGATGCGCCTTCCTCCGCCAGATGTTTTTTATACTTTTCCAGAACATTTACAGCCTGCCGGCCCATGTCGGCCTGCGAAATGAACATGCCTTTTGAGATTGCCATAATTAATCTCCTACCTTTTTGACTTTGCAAAATTCCGCCCAGTTAAAGACGGGGTGCTTCTGTGTGGCCATGTCGTACATCATGGTTTTGATGAGTGTTACCGCTTCCCCTTCGGTGATGTCCTTGTTCCGGTTCGGGATTGTAAAGTACTGCGGAGCCGCTCCTTTGACATGGATTTCAAACTGCTGCTTGTAAGGGCCGAAGTCAAAGGTGATGCTGATAATGTCATCGACGTTAACGAGTTTGAGTTCTCTGTCGGTGTTCGTAAAAAGGAAATACCTGTTCATTTCTGAGGCCTCCCGTTGATGAATACGGAAATATCGTCATCCGGATTGGCGCCAAACTTGGCGCCGTTTTTCATGCTGATGAGAGCATCCTCATTGGCTTTCGCGTTGGTGATGATTTCTTCCAGTAATTTCTTCTGCCGGGTAAGTTCGGCCCCCGGCCGGGCCACCTCCTGCATGGATTTCAGAAGGTTTTCCGACTTCCGCAGTGTCTGCCGGTTGTCGCGGTAGATGCCGTGGATGTTGGTTACAACTTTATTCCATTTCATAAATCTATCTCCTATCTGTTAGTCACCCAGATGAGCTTGCTTTTCGCCCTGGTGGCGGCTGTGTACCGCCACTCGGAGCGGAAATTGGGGTTTTGCCTGTCGTCCCAGGAGTCGTCAATCACGACGATAAAAGGATACTCGGAGCCCTGGGCGGCGTGAGCCGTTATGATGTAGGCATAATCAAACTTGTCCCAGTGCAGATGCCGGAAAAAGGTATCTCTCGCAAAGGCAGGCTCAAAGTCAAATACCGGCCGCCCATTAGGCAGGGCTTTGACATTCCAGGCGTAGCCGGTCATGCCGTTCACAAGGCTCAGTACTCCGATGTCCTCGGAATATGTCTGCTTTTTCCAGTCGTTTTCCTTCCGGATTATCTTCTCGCCTTCGCGGAGGAGGCCGTCGTACCTGTTGGCCTTCCTGGCCTGCATGTTGAGGATTTCCCTGTTGCGGTTGGTGGCGCAGATCATCTGGTCAGAGAGAGCGAGGAGCCTGCCAAAGTGCTTAACAAACTGTGCGTAAGGCAGGACCGTGACGTCATCTCCCGCCGGAAAGTCCTTCGCCCTTGGCGTCCATCCCTGTCTGAGCTTTTGCGCAAAGAGAGGGATGCGGTTTCCTGACTGTCTCATGATTTCATCCAGTGTTACGTCCGGGTCCTTTAGCAGGTTGGAAAAGCTGTCGCCTACCGGCGGGAGCTGCCCGGTGTCACCTATGGCAAGGACAGGGATGTGGAAGCTGAGAAGGTCAGCCGCCACCTCGGAGCCCACCATGGAGGCCTCGTCCACTATGATGAGGGAATAAGGCAGGGAGTCCCTGAGGTACTTGATAAAGTGCTTGCGGCCGCTAATGGGGTCTATCTCCACTTCGTAGGTGTAGATGGCGGAGTGGATGGTCTGCCCCGGCATGCCCTTCTGTCTCATGACACAAGCGGCTTTGCCGGTGTAGGCGCAGAAAAGGATTCTATCCTCGTCCGGCTCCAGCGCATGGGCGATGGTGGTTGCCACAGTCGTCTTGCCGGTACCGGCATAGCCCGCCAGTTTGAAAATCGGTTCATTCTGTTTTTTGTACCAGTCGGCGGCCATGTCTACGGCTGCCTGCTGTTTTGCATTAAGTTCCATAGTGTCCGCCTCCTAGTCCTTCATGTAGTAATAACCTTCAAATCCATCGCTGTTTTTGATGAGCCCATATTCCCAGGGCTCGTTCATGCACATGAGCCGCTTGACTTCCTCCAGGCTTCCTTCTCCCTCAGGCCGTTCCATGATGACTTCGTCGTGGACGTGCATCAGGATTTTGTAGCCTGCCTCTTTGAGCCTAAGCATGGCGGCGGCGAGGCTGTCACGGGCGCAGGCCTGTGTGATATTTTCTACAAGCTTGCCGCCGTAAGTCTCAAGCCTCCCCCATTTCCGTGTGGTCTGTTCGAGCCCCTCATAGGTGAGAGCCTCTCGGTCAAACCGGTTTCGTTCGATGAGGGGATGGAGGTAAATGAGGAGCCTCCCCGAAGGGAGTTTTACCAGAAGGCGGTCATCCCGGCACTGGAAGCCGATGCTTGGGCTTCCCGGAAGGAACCAGGGCCGTGGATGCTCCTCTTTGAATCCCATGTTGAGCTGGGCCACGCGGCGCCTGTTGGCGAGAGCTCCTATGATAAGGTTCTTCTTGCCGTCCAGTCCTGCGTTGTGGATAAGGTCTTTGTAGCGGCCGATGGTCTCAGGCCTTACATGGGAGAGCCTCTCCACCACTACGGCTAGCTTTGGGTCTGCGTCCAATGTCCATGGCCGGTAGCCGCTTTTGGCTCCTCGGAGCTGTAGGACGGCGTTAAAAGCGCAGGCCTCTACGTTGGCCCAGAGCTGTGGGATGTGGGGGCTTGAGGCCCTCCACTTTTTGACGATGTCTTGCAGTTCGTCGTCTTTGAGCCCCATCCGGTCGGCGCCCATGGCCTTCAAGGCTCCGATGGAGCCCTGGTACCCAAGGGCGAGCTCGGCAATCTTGCCTTTTGCCCTGAGATGTCCGTTAATGCCGTGTTTTTCAACCGGCACCTTGAACATAGAGGAGGCACTGGCGCAATAGATGTCGCCGTTTTTAGCAAAGACTTCCCGCCGCCATTCTTCATGGCTCAGCCAGGAGATGACTCTAGCCTCGATGGCCGAGAAATCTTGCACAAGGAATCGGCTCCCATCCGCCGGAATAATAGCGGTCCTTACTAACTGGGAGAGCGTGTCCGGTACGTTTTCAAAGCAGAGCTCGAGGCCGTCCAGGTCATTGGCAAGGACAAGGTTTCGGGCGCTGTCCAGCTCTTCGGACTCCATATTGTTTCGGGGTAGGTTATGCAGCTGGACAATGCGTCCGGCCCATCTCCCTGTCCGCATGGCCCCGTAAAACTGGAACATCCCGTGCACCCTGCCGTCTGACGTGACCGCCTCCTGCATGGCCTTGTACTTTTGCACGGAGGTCTTTCCGAGCAGCTGACGGATGCGTAGAACCCGGGCTGTTGTCTCGTCTAAGGGCGTAGCTAGTAAATCAGCTATGTCCTGTTTGGCAAGGCCCCTGAGGGGCCTTTTGAGCCGTTTTTCAACCCAGCCTTTAAGCTGGATGACGCTGTTAGGATTAGGGAGTCCGGTAAGCCGCCGGGCTTCTTCCGTGAGCCTTGCTTTGTACTCGGAGCTCATGGAGATGGCATTATTAACCAGCGTCTGATTGATGCGGGCGCCGTTGCCATTAATCCCTTGGTCAAGCAGCCAGTACTTGTGCTCAGTCTCGGAGGGTTTGTAGCGGAGGAGCTTGTGCCTGATGGCCCGCTCCACCACCACATCCTGGCGGTTGTACTCGATATAGGTCGCCCACTTGTCCGGTGCGTCCTTTGGGTAATTGCGAGCCCCGCCGCCGTTGATGAGGCTTGGCTTGCAGGGCTTTGAAAAATAATTGATGAGCGCTTTGCCCCGTGCATCCTTTTGCTTGTCCTCTCCCAGCTTGAGGATCTGCGCCACATTGGCGAGCCCTGTCGGCAAAGAGTTGTACAGCGCAAGGATGCTTGAGCACTCCCAGCACTCGGTGGGCATGTCCGGAAAGTACTTCTTGAAGCATGTCATCTCGAAGTTGGCGTTGAACGCCGTCTTGAGAATCCTGTCGTCGTATAAGGCATCGATAAACCACTGGGGAAACTGCCCCCCTGTCTTAGTGAGGTCCAGCACCTCCACGGGCTCGTCGTCGAAAGCAAACCCGCAGAGAAGGATTTCAAAGTCGGGCGCGTCTACGTATTTGTAGACGCCGTACTTGATGTCGTTGCTGCTGAACGTCTCCAGGTCTATCCCCAGTGTTGCCACGGGGGTCATGGTTTACTCCCCACCGTTTAAGGCGTCATTGAGCATTTTTGATGCCTTAAATTTAGCCGCTTTGTGCGCCGGAACCTTGACACTGGTGCCATTGGGGAGTCGCTTCACCATTTCCGGCTTTTCGACTTCTGTAAAGCTGCCCAAACCTACAATGGATACCCTGTTGCCTTTTTCAATGTCCTTCCGCATGTAATCCACGAAGTTGGCGATGACTAAAGAGATAGCCTTTTTTGACAGTTTCTTTTCCAGCTGGTCATTGTAGATTTTTGTGATAATTTCATTTGTAGTCAAAGTGTTATCCTCCCTTTGCTTACTAAGCTCTTATGGTAATTTGCAGGTAGTCTTCACGGTGAATGATTTCCGTTACTTCTGCCTGCAGAAGCTTTTCAACGCGTACATAGGGGAGCTGTGTTAAAGGCCCCCTGAAAATGGAGCCGCCGCGCGAAAGGTAGCAAATGTTGATTTCCGGATTGTCTTTTAAGACAAGGAGAAGATCCTGCAGTTTCATTTTTTACCTCCTTAGAAAAGGTCATCATCAGCGGCAGTGTTGTCCGTGGAGCCGTCAGAGAATCCATCGTCAAAGTCGGAAGCGGAAACGCTGACGCCGCCCAGGGCTTCGCCGTCCTTCCACTTCTGAATGGCCACCAGTCCAACGCCGATGCCGAAGTTGCCTGAATGGTTGTAGCCATAAAACTGGAGGATTGCCCGGACATAACATCCGGAGAACACTTCGGCTTTGTCCAGAATCTCATTCCCGTGGCGGTCGAAGATTTTTGGCGGATTGGTTTCCTGCGCTTTGCAGTTGATAAAGAGGCTGTTTGCATAGGCCTCATCCTGTGGCCTGTCTTCGTCCCCATCTCTGAGCGGGATGCGGATGCCGTTGCTGTGGACCTTGGACGGGCCGCCCAGCTTCTGGATGACTTTAGGATCCTGCAGGAGAGCTTTAATCTTGCTCTTGATGGCTCTGATTGTCTTGTCATCGTCCTTGCTGATGATGAGGGATGCAGAGTACACAGGCTTGCCTCCGTTCATCGGGGCTTTTGGCTCCCAGATGTTAGCGTAGGAAAGGCGTACAACGCCTGTTAAAATTTCGTTATCTCTTAACATAATTATTCTTCTCCTTTTTCAAATACATTTTTCAATCTGTCCGGGTCGGTCTCCAGTGCGGGCCGTTTATCGGACTCGGGCACCAGGGCGGGGCTCCGTTTGCCGGTCTCTACGATGCCATCAAGCAGTGTGTCCAGCTTCTTGGCGCCGCAGAGCTTTTTGAGCTCCGTCAAAGTCTGGAGAGTCTGCGGCTTATAAATCTCCTCAGGCTTGTAACCCGCTTCCAGAAGCCGTCCTGCAGCTACGTCGGGGTTGGTAATCTTTCTGACGGAGCGGCCTGCCACCAGTTTGAGGCCTGGAAGTTTCCTGCCGTCCAGTGCCTGCATGAGGGCGTAGGTCTCGATGTCCTCGAGCCAGCCTTTGATGCGTTTAGCTTTGAGAACGATGTCGGCCAATTCATCCGGCTGAAGCTCTGCGGGCGGCTTGAATGCTTCCTTGAGGGGCTCCGTCATGTAGTCAGCGTAGGCCCTGCAGACCGTTCGGCACCGGCAGAAGCGGCAATGGTCACCGGCCACCAGCGAGCCTTTGCCCTCGAAGGCAAGGAGCGCTCTCTGGTGGACTACCCTACCCCACGCTTTGAGGTCCTCCACTGAGAGCTCCTCACTGGAGACGTTGCCGATGCGCGGCTGGATAATGGTCATACGGACCTTGTCAAAGCCCCAGAACATCTCCTGCGCCTCGATGGCGCCCAGGGCGTAAAGTCTCATCTGGCTGTTGCCTTTGGCAGAGACTTCCACGCCTTTGCCGTATTTAAGGTCACACACCTCCAGAATCTTGTCGGAGATGATAAGGCAGTCCCCCGTCCCGAAGCCCTGGGGTACGTACTTGGAAAAATCAAGGTGCTGCTCAATTAAGAGGCGCGCATCCGGGCTGGCCCGCCTTGCCTCGGTGTACTTTTCCACCACCGTGTCCACATAAGATTGGATGGCTTCCCGCATCTCCGAATTGTCGGAGACTACCTCAGGGCGGCCGCCGGCCCTGAAATCCTTTAGCGTTTTTTCCGCGAGCGCATGGGCCTCTGTTCCCTCAGCGGCGTAGGGGGATGACTTGTCCGGAAACTTGAGCTCCCATCTGGCAGACGGAGAGCACTTAAGCCACCGGGCGGATGCGCTGGCGGAAAGTACTGCATGGGTCCCCATCAGAGGCTGACCAGGGCTTTAAATTCCGGCAGGTCTGCTTCGGGGATGTCGGAGACTTTCTTGTAGCCCTTATCAGTGAGCCACTGTTTGATGCGGGCCTTGCCGTCGGGCACCTTCTGGCAATAAGCGGCGCACATGGTGCGGATGTCCGCCGGTGAGATCTTATTTTCTTCTGCCGGTTTAGGTTCTTCCTTCTTTGGAGCCGGTGCGGGAGCCTCTTTCTTTGCGGCCTGCTTTTCTAGCTTTGCCTTGGCTTCCTTCTTGACAGTGTCAATCACCACTTCGGCCACTGCCTTTGCAGCGGCAGGGGTGAGGTTCTGTTTCGGGGCTTTCTGTTCCAAAAAGTCAGAAACTTCCATCATGACTTCTTCTGGTGTTCCGTTAAATTCGATTTTCATAGTTTTTTCTTCCTTTCTTTTGGAAAAAATGCGATAATAAAAATGAGGTTCATTTCGGGGGAAGTGAATCCTTGGCCTTCCGGCTTTTACCGGTGGGCCTCTTTGTTTGCATAATCCTTTCCGGCGGCACATCAAGCGCCCAGGCAATCTTGAGAAGCAGATTTGCCGATGGGTGCGCGTGGCCGGTAAAGATGGCGCTGATGCTGGCCTGCGAAGACCTGCAGCGGAGAGCCAGGTCCTTGTGCGTCATCCCTTTAGCGTTCAAGATCCTTTGTAGAGCTTTGGCGTCGATGGGCCGCATGTTGCGGTAACGCTCGACGTAGGGTATAGGCTTGCCGCCGGTAAGTTCCCCATGGAGGACGTGTAGAGCATCAGCAATTCTGTGGGAAGTAATGTCCGCGCAGGGCGCGCCCAGGTTCCAGATGATTTCCATCAGCCGGTTGTAGGTGATGCCGGTCGCTTTGGCAAGGTCCCTGTCCGTCCAGCCCAGCTTGCAGAGCCTACGTTGGACTAAATCACTGTTAATCATTTTCATCACCTCCTTTCATAGGTTTTTCCTTTTGGCCTCTTTGATAGGGCAATCCCTTGGCGTTGTCTTTGGGATTTTCCCGTCCAGCTGGATGCGGTTGTAATGCATGGCCGCACAGTTGTAAACCGGATGCCCGTTTTCAATGCCGTCCGACATATGGCAGAACAGGCAATTCCGGCACCGGAGAAGCTTCATTTCCGGGAGCTTTGGGCAAAGTCCCAGGCCTCCATCATCCAATGGCAGGCGCTGGTGCTTTTCTACCATGGGGCATGCTTTAACGAATGGGCATGATGGGCAGTCTGTTGATACTTTCATCTTTATTCACCTCCTTTCATCGGCTTCATCCATCTTTTCTTGACGAATATGAGAGCCCAAAGACATTCCTGTTGTCATGTTGTTACCGCTTTGCTTGAAAATGCTTACCACGCCACCGGCATTGTCTGACCATGCGCTTGAGCATAATTCCCCTCCTTCCGTATAAAACGTAACGCCTGATTTTTTATAAAGAATGTCCTGCATCTTTGGAAGTTTTAGAAGTGTCATGATGTCTTTACCGATGCCCTTCCAAAATTCCCGCAGGTGCTTTTTGTAAAAAGGTTCACTTCGCATTATTAGCGGGGTTCTTACAATAAATTCCAGCAGGTCGTTGAGCCTTGCCATTTTCGGATTGAGCTCTCGGAAACGTTGATGCAGGCACACACGGTCCGGCCAGGTGAGCCACCAATCACGATGGAAATATCCCATATGCTTGGCGAGCTCTTCCATCACACCGGAAATTCTTTGTTCGGCGCAGTCCTCATAGAACAAATAGAAGCCCGGGCAGCCGTTCCATTGCAGGTACTGTTCAAGTACATAGTTCTTGACTTCATCCTTGAGCCAGTCGCCTCTGAGGAAACTTTTCGGCGGCCTTTTCATGACTTTCTGCCCCTGCACCAGAAGCCGGTAGTTATTGCATAGTTTTTCATAATCGGCGGGGTCTGCCAGACAGTCAGCCACCATTAAGCGGACCTTTGCCCGTAGGTCTTGCGTCTTACTCATAATTCCCTGGCCTTCTTAACCCTAATCACCAGCTCTGTACCGGGCTGGAGATTGCCGGGGTCTGCTATCTTGTTATCCTGGGCCACCTGCCAGGTGAGGCGGCTCATGTCTTCTCTGTTGGTTGCTACCTGTCCGACAACACCCCAGAGAGTGTCACCGGCCTCCACTGTTTTCCGGTACTCAACCAGCTGGGTTTTCATGGTGTCACGGTAATAACCGTAGCCTACGGCACCGGCGGCAAGGGCGGCGCAGAGGATGCAGCCTATGCGCGTCCAGCGGATTCTTGCTAGCAGTGATTTACGCATCGTCATCGGCTCCTTTCTTTTCAGCGAGCGATCCCTTGGTAAGAAGGGACCGGACGTCCTCATGGCTTAAAATTTTAAGGGCTTCGATAACCTTTCCCGCTAAATGGGCGTCATTTTGAATAACTACTAAATATTGGGCTTTAGCCGCCCAGTCATCAGCGGAAGCCATCTCAGCTCTGTTCAATGTGAGTCCAAGACAGTCCCCCCAGAATTTTGCCGGGACTTTATGAGTGCTTTGCTGGAGGGCCTTCTTCCTCAGGTAGTAGTTAAGAAGAATTTTTTCGGCCGTACCCCTCATCGATTCATTCGTTTTCATCCGGGTCACCTCCCAGTGCGACGTTGATAAGGCTTAAGGCGGATTCGTAGGCGTCGGCCTTGCCATGGTAAAACATTTTGACAAGGTCGCTTTCGTTATCATCGCTTCCGGCGGCGTAGGCGCTCTCCAGAAGGTCCTGGAGCTCATTGCGCAGGGCAGTGATTTCTTTAGTGCCGCGTTCTGATTTCATTTATAAGGAGCTCCTTTCCGGCAGTGCTGACTACAGTCGCTGCGTTTAGCTGGTTCAGGATGCCGAGGCGGACGATGGTGTTAAAAACGGTGTCCCGTTCATTAGTGACATCAATAATGTAGTATTCCTTACTTTTCCAGTCGTCCATTTCATCTTCATTCATGTAAACGTTTTTGTCGTAAAAGCTGTGTTCATATTCTCTGACGGCTTTGGTAACCCGAACCCTCTTGCGTTCAACTTCGTAAAGGAGCTCTTCGGCTTTCTCTTTCAGTTCTTTGTCATTCATAACTGAGGTTCCTCCCTGTCTTTTCATACTTTTGAATCAGCGCATCCAGTGTTTCCGGCCGGAACCGATACTGGGCTCCTAATCTGACCGCTTTGATGGCCCCCTTCTCCCTGAGCCACAGAAGCGTCTTGGTGGAGATGGAGAGATATTGGGCGGCCTCTTTTGTCGTTAGAAGACCTTTATTCATTGCGGGCCTCCTTTTGCCATTTAGCAACTTTCAGAGTAAAAAAATAGGGCTTAATAAAATCGCTTCCCATGTGCAGGGCCTTCAGGCAGTCCATAATGTCCTGCTGAGAAAATTCCAGCTTGTTCGATAATTTCTGACTAAGCGTGGATGGATTCATGCCAATAGTATTGGCAAAGTTTCCTTCTGTGCCAAACTGTTCTCGGATTTTTCCGCGCAGAGCGCTGTAATCAAATTCCATGATGTCACCTCCTTTTTGCTAATTAGCAAATTGCTATATTTCTATTATAGTCTATCTTTGCGAAAAAGCAATAGATTTTTTATGATTTGCAAAAAATATTTGCTAGTTGACAAATTGACGCCTATAATAAGAGTAGAAGAGAACGAAAGGAGCTGACTTTTATATGAATACTTTTGGCGATAACTTGCGGAAGGCCATGGAAAAAGCAGAAATAAATGCCACGGAATTATCTGAAAAGACGGGCATTTCAAAATCTACTATTTCCCGCTATCTTTCCGGCGGTTACATAGCAAAGCAGAAGAATCTCTTGAAGCTGTCACTTGCCCTGCATGTAGAGCCTAAATTTTTATTCTCTGACGCCGTGGAGGAGCTGGATGCAAATTTAAAGGTCTACAGCATCCCCATAGTAGGCAAGGTCGTGGCCGGTACCCCTATTGACGCTATCGAAAACATTACCGACTACATCCGCGTCACCAATCCTGCCGCTGCTGATGGCAGTTATTATGCCCTTCACGTTACCGGGGCCAGCATGGAGCCTGAGATGCGAGAGGGTGACCTTGTTATAGTGCACAAACAGGACTACTTTGACAGCGGTGATATATGCATTGTCCTGGTCAATGGTGATGAGGCCACGGTCAAAAAGGTTATTAAGAGTGACCAGGGCATAACTCTCATTGGTTTCAATGCTACGGTTTACCCGCCGCACTTTTACAATGTACGGCAGGTGGAGGAGCTCCCTGTCCGGGTCATTGGTAAGGTAAAGGAGGTGCGCCGCAGTTATTAAGTTATTACCCTAAAGGAGGTAAAGATTATGAAAAAGATTCTTCTATTTTTATCCGCAGTGCTTCTGGCTCTGCTGGCTCCTGCCTACGCAAGGGCCGCAGTGACTCCCCTGTCCCAGTCGGCGCCGGTGATGGTGACGCTGTTTGGGGGCAATGGATTTTTTATGGGGATTATCCACCAGGAGCAGGTGGATGAGCTGCATAAAGCTACGGAGAGCTTTGTAACCTATTCCGGCTGCCGTCTGGATCCGGATTTTCGGACCAAGGCAGACAATTATATTGCAGACCATCCAATGATGGGCACTCCTTCTGCAGATTGGCTTGTCGGCATGGGTGAAGCTGTAGGCGCTGATTATGTAAATTACATGAACAGCAATCTGGACAGTTTCCACACGCCTGGCTTCTTTCACACAACGGTTGAGGGAATGATTACCACCACTCTTCGCACTATCCGCGTTTCCGACGGCGTGACCGTCCTTACCGCGAATGCGTCCCAGGAAGGCAAGATTGAAAAGACATCTTTGCAGTGTGCTCTTGCCGCTTTTGAGAATGCTAAACAGGTAGAAAAAGAAAATCATATCATTTTTGTTAAAAAGTAATTTTTGCAATTTAAAAGCCGGTGCTTAATCGCGACTTAAGCACCGGCGAGGGATGATAACGCCTTTGCATCCCCGGGGAAAGAGAGAGCTCAGGGGATGCTGGGGATGACCTTATCCATCTCCATTATAGCACGAAGGAGCTGAGTTTATGGCTACTTTTGTTAAGCGTGGAAAGAAATGGTTTTTCATCGTCTCCTACTATGGCTCTGACGGTGTGCGCCACCGCCACGAAGAGTATGGCGGGATGACCAAGGAAGAGGCTGAGCGGACCTTCAGGGCCCACATCCGCCAGAAGGATGAGACAGGCCGCTACGTCAAGCCGCCGGACATCACGGTAGGTGACTTTATGGCCGAATGGCTGGAGAAGCAGGTCAAAGTCAACAGCAAGCCCGCCACCTACAATCTGTATAAAGGCCTTACCGCTAATCACATCAATCCTGCCTTTGGCGCAAGGCGTCTCCGTGACATCCGCACCCGGGAGCTGCAGGATTGGCTCATAGGCCTTAAAGATAAAGGATCTGCAAAGTCTACGGTTAAGGTCCTCCTCTCCATCCTGCGGAGCGCGGGGAAGTGGGCGGTGGCCAATCGGGAGTACTTAACAGTCAATCCGGCCGCTAACGTATCCCTTCCCCGATTTGATGCGGCGCCCACCTCGCCGGGGGTTTTTACACCGGACGAGATTAAGGATATTTTTGATTTTTACGATGAGGGCTGTAAACTTTATATCCCCATCCGGATTGCTTACTACACAGGCATGCGCATAGGAGAGGTGCTGGCGCTTAAGTGGTCCGACATTGACCTTTTTGGTCGTTTCATCACTGTGAGTAAGACACTCTACAACGGGCAGCAGAACGCCCCTAAGACCAAGGGGAGCTATCGGCAGGTAAGCTTTGGGCAAAAGCTGATGGGTGACCTTAGCAAGCAGAAGCACTGGCAGGAATCCAATGCGGAGGTCTGGGGCGCCTACTACAACCCCTCCCCCTGCGTCTGCACAAGGGAGGACGGGAGCCAGATGACTGCTAACGATATCAGGGCCTTTGAAAAGTACTGCAAGGCACACTTCGGCGGCCATTCTTTCCACACTTTCCGTCACACGCATGCCACGCGGCTCCTGGCTTCGGGCCAGTTTACCCTTGAGTACGTAGCAAAGCGACTGGGACACTCAAGCCTTGCCACGACGGCCAACATCTACTACAACGTCACAAAGGACGAGGCGAGGCAGGCGGCGGACAAGATGGAGGATATACTTTAGTTCTTCGGGAGACTTTTACACAAAAGTCTCCCTTTTTAGCATACTTTTGGTAAAAAGTATCCTTTTAAAACGATTCTTAATTTAAAATCAAAAAATGGTAGGCAGTCAATTTCTCTGCCTACCATTTGGACTACAAAGAGCCGATTTAGCTATATTTTATCGGCATACTTTTTTAACATTAAAATTATCGGAACCTACAAATTCCTCCTAAAACAGCCAGGTCTCTCTCGTAATGCTTTTACCCCTCTCATATGTTCTTTTTGGTATTGTATTACTGAAAACTGGCTGAGGATCTATTTCCTCTATTTGGATACTACAAATACAACAACCAATTCTATTTTTTATAATGACTCCAAATTAAATAATCACCTGTATCTATCAGCTGTTCATTTAATTTGGAGTCTTATTGATTTGAATCCCGGGAATGTCCATGCAGGTCATGAACGAATCTCCCGCTGTATATCTGAACTGCACAACCCTTCTGTATTTCTATTCTTTATATTTAGAAATAGCTTTTCGATTTTTAAATATCTTTTGAATATGATATGTGATAGCATATAATAATAATATGCATTTTATACTGGAAGGATCGGATCATTATAAATGGATGGCAATAATTTTTATATCAGTGATTTTCAAAAATCAAAACTCATGCAGGAAGAGTTGTCTGCAAAAAGTTTGAACTCATTGGCCGGTACAAAGGCTAAGAATACAATTGATGCATACAGGTCTGATTGGGATGATTTCTGCGATTGGTGCAAATACCATAAGCAAACGTCCTTCCCCGCAACTGCTGAAACAATTGTCAACTACATCAATGATTTGGCGGATTATGCCAAGACAGCTACCATCAGGAGAAGGGTCAGTGCCATTTCAGAGAACTATAACGCGGCCATTACTTCTGGCATAAAGGTCGAGAACCCCTGCCGGGAATGGATTGTCAAGGAGGCCTTGACGGGCCTGACCAGACTCAAGGGCGGCGCCCAAACCGGAAAAACTCCCATATATTGGGACCAGCTGTGCGATATGATCAAATGCATTGATACCAAAGGTCTGGGCGGATTAAGAGATAAGGCAGTCTTATTGCTGGGATTTATGGGTGCATTCCGCCGAAGCGAAATTTCCGGTTTAGATGTAACAGATATTAAAAGAGTTCATCAGGGAATTATTGTGACAGTCAGACAGTCTAAAACAGATCAGCAGCAAATGGGCCAGCAAGTTGGTATCCCTTGCATCAGCGACGACGATTTTGACTGTGTTAAAGCCGTCGAACAGTGGATTACCGCTGCCAATCTAGTCGATGGCCCCCTGTTCCGCTCGATTCTCAAGAACAACACAGCTTCTAAAAACAGGCTTAGTTCCAAGAGTATTAATCTAATCGTAAAAAAGTACGTGTCAATGATTGGGCTGAATCCTGATTTATATGGTGCACACAGCCTTAGGCATGGGTTTGCCACATATGCTGCTTTGAATGGTGTTGAAGAACGATTGATTATGAGGCAGACGCGGCACCGTTCGGTTGAAATGGTTAGAAGATATATTAATGAAGCTGATTTGTTCGTCAATAACCCAATCAGTGCCATTTTCAATAAAAAATAGCTGTGAGTAACATGCCTGATCAGCTAAAAAAACGTCAGTATAGAATCTATTCAACTAGAATCTATACTGACGTTTTAATTTCTAAAGAAGTATCATTTTTATATAACGGATGATCTTACCTTTATTTTATCGCCTGGCTGGATCTGCCCGGGATCCTTTATTCCATTCAATTGCTGGATATCATAGATGACTTCTCTTATATCCTTGCTGTCATCCGTTCTGGAAGCCGCAATACTCCAAAGAGTATCATTGGACTCAACAGTCACCGTCTCATACAAAGGTGTAACCGAAGCAACCGAGGCATTTACACCCCAGCCGCAGAATAATACGGTAGTAATTAGCAAGAACATTATCTTACGCAT